TTGCAGTCAAGTTCTACAGGGTACAAGGTATATGTAGAGAGTGAGGATATATTTACATTTACTGCTACTTGGCAAGTAAGCAATAGTTTTGATGGTACTAGCTTTACATCATCGGCTACTAATGTATCTATGAATACAGTTAGGCAGTTTATTATAACAGAGCAAGTGCCTAATATGAAAATCATAGACTTTCTAACAGGTCTATTTAATACGTTTAATCTGACCGCCTATGAGAAAGATGGCACGATATTTATAGACACCTTAGATAGTTACTATGATGCTTCTAGCAATATATGGGCAATAGATGAGTTTATAAACACAGACCAAGAGGTGGTAGATAATGCCATACCTTTTAGTGAGATAGATTTTAAGTTCAAAGGAGATAATACATTTCTAGCAAAGAAGCATACTAATATGTTCTCTCAGGAGTGGGGAGAATTAAGATACACCTCTACAGATGGATATTATGATGCCTCTCCGAATGTATACAAGATAGAAGTGCCTTTTGAGCATATGAAGTTTGAGAGGCTATTAGATAACTCAGACAAGTCTAATACTAGTATTCAGTATGGATGGTTTGTAGATGACAATACAGATACTTATGTAGGAGACCCTTTGTTGTTTTATCCTATTCAAAACTCAGGTACTGACATACGTTTCTTAAATGATGAGACATACCAAGATGCGAATAGTAAAAGCACGGTAACAAACTACTACATAGCAGCTAATAGTTTATCACTAGACCCTAGTGTAAGTAGAATGAATCTAAACTTTTACTTACAAGCTAGTGAGTACACTTTTAACATTAGCTTTGACCAAACGCTATTCCAAAAGTATTACAGAAATTACATAGATAATATCTTTGATTCTAGGAATAGACTAACAAAGGTAAATGCTTTCTTACCTCTAAATTTCTTACTTAAATATCAGCTTAATGATAAAATAAGATTAAGAGGCAATTACTATAAAATAAACTCTATATCCTCAGACTTGATTACAGGGAAAGCAGATATAGAACTAATAAATGACTATAACTTTGTAGAGACTACTGCACCTGATGGTGGAGAGGGAGGTGGAGGAGATATTATACCTTTACCTGAGGGAGATAAACCTTGTCCTTTAGCAGACACTACATTTTGGTCAGCAGATAGTATAGATATAACAGTAGATAGAGACTGTTCAGAACCAATACCAGACCCTGAGCCTGAGCCTAGTCCTTGTGTATTGAGGTCTTTTAGTGCAAGTAACACAACATCATCTGATGGATTAGCTTGTGCATCTAGTTCTACTAGGACTTTATATCATAGTGGTTCTACTACATATCCTCAGATAGGAGATAGAATACACGCAGATGATAATTGTGAGACTTTTATATCAGATGGATTTGTTAAGATAATAGATGAGAACACAACAATACAAGTAGAAAGAACTGCACCTCAGCTTTATTCTGTAGTGGTAGCTAAGTCAAGTTGTGTTACAGATTTCTTACCTACAGTAGTTACAAATTCTGCTACTGCAGATGATAATTCAGCTACTCTATCAGGAGTCGTTACAAACGTAGGACAACAACCTTACACAGTAAGAGGTTTCTATTATATTTTAGGTACAGGATCTCCTTTGAGTGGAACAAGAGTAGAGGTAAGTGGAACAGACATAAACACCTATACCGCAGCAATAAGTGGACTACAATCAGGACAAACTTATTCAGTAGTTGCTTTTGCTACTAACAATGTAGGAACGGCTTATGGTAACGTAGTACAATTTTTTACAAGTACGGCAACATCTGCTCCTAGTGTTACAACAGTTTCAAGTGAGAACGTATTAGGCACAAGTGCAGTATTAAATGGTAACATTACAGACATAGGAAGTCCTAATTACTTTGAAAAAGGATTCTATTGGAAAGAGGGAAGTGGTACACCTACAAGTTCTGATAATATAGAGTATGTAGGAGGCACTAACTCAGGAGCGTTTAGTGGTACGCTTACAGGATTAAACTATTCTACTTTACATTCCTTTAGAGCGTTTGCTACAAATAGCGTAGGAACAGACTTAGGAGCAGTATTACAATTTACTACAGATGCAGCTACTTGTAATGGTGGTACTTTGAGTTTTACTAAGGGTACTCTTACAGGGTACAATATGAGTATTGACACAGATAACGTACCTTACACGGTATGTGGTAGTGCTTATGATGTAGACTTAGACCTTTATAATAATGATACAGAGTGGACATCTACAAGTCAAGTTACAAGCATAACAGTATTTGAGGGTTCTACAGATGTAACAAGTGAGTTTACAATCACTAAGACACTAGGAGGCGGAAATAGAATGATAATAAACCTAGCAAGCACAACACCTACAATATTTGAGAGTTCTAATAGGACTTTTAAAGTAAATGTTACTGCCCCTGCAGCGGTTACTTATCAGACTGATATAACAGTAACACAAAGTGTTGCTCACTCTAGTTTAGAAGTTACAAACTCAGTAGGAACAGTAGTAGCACCTAACTCTCATACAGTAGTAGCAGGAGAGGGAAAACCTTACTCATTTACTTATACATACACGGCAGATAGTGGTTTTAGATTTACAGGGATAGGTAATATCCAAAACGTATTAGGTAGTGGTGTAAATGTAGTTGTTGACTCATATACAGAAACTACAATAGTTGTTATTATAAGCGGAGTAATAGGGTCAATCGACCAGAGTGCGACTGCAAGTTGGGATGGAACTGCTATATCTGATGCTGCAACAACTGCAACACTACAATATAGATATGGTACTAGTGGTACATTTGTAAACATACCTAGCGGAGGTATTGAGGTAAATAGTCAGCAAACTATTCAAATACAAGTAACACCAAACGGAGCGTACTATGTAGGACTAAGCAGTAATAATGCAATAAGTAATGTAACACCAATTACAGTAAATAGTGGAGACCAAACAATACACACCCTAACTGCTCAAGCGTTTACAGGAGGAGAGGGATTATTAAAAAGTGTATTTAGAGTTTATCCTAGAGCATCAATTACGGCTATAGAGGCAGCAGTATTATTTTATCAAGGTTCACAATAAATATGCTAGAGAATATATTTAAAATATTAGAGTTAGTAAAAGGAGATACAGAGAATATTAGAATCGCTCAGGGAAAGTATTATTTGCCTAATAATCTGAGAGGTGCATTTAAACAAATAAAAACAGAGATAAAATGGCGGAAACAAGAGTAGTCGTTCTAAATGTAGAAACAGGTAAAGCACAACAGAATGTAGAGGCTTTAAATGAGGATCTAGCGCAAACTAATGATAGATTAGAGGATGTATCTGAGGGATCTAAAAAGGTAGAGGATAATTTTGATGAACTTACCTCAGCTGCAGATAAGCTAACAGGGGGCGCCATATCAGGTTTTAAAGGAATGATAACCTCTATTAAAGGTGCGGTTACAGGTCTTAAAACAATGAAAGGTGCATTAATTGCAACAGGTATTGGTGCTTTTGTTGTGGTAGTTGGATCATTAATTTCTGCTTTTACATCTACAGAAGAGGGATCAAATAAACTTAACAAGATATTAGGACAAATTGGAGTTGTATTTGGAAACTTAAAAGATCTTGCAGCAGAGTTTGGTAATGGTTTACTGTCATTGGGTGATGCTATTACTAAAGTATTTGCAGGAGATTTTGCAGGTGCTATTGATTCAGTTGGTGAGGCTTTCTCAGGATTCACAGAAAAGGCTAAAAATTTCAATAAGGAAACAAGGGAGGAATTAAAGATAGCTGCGCAAATTTCAGATATGCTAGCAGATGCTGCTAAGATAGAGAGGCAACTTAAAGTAGAAAGAGCGCAGGCTGATCAAGATAGAGCAAGGTTATTAGAGCAAGCGATAGATAAAGAAAGATTTTCTGCTGAGGAAAGAATTGGATTCTTACAACAAGCATCTAAAATTGAAGAGGATATTACTAATAAAGAGATAGAATTAGCACAAAAGAAACTCGATGCTCAAATATTACAAAACTCATTAAGTGGATCGACTCAGGAAGATCTAGAAGCAGAAGCAGAATTACAAGCTAATGTGATTGCACTAGAGACGGCTAGGTTATCAAAACAAAGAGAGGTTACAAGTCAGATCTTAGGATTGTACAATGAGGAGATGGCTTTGAGAAAAACAAGGGATGCTGAAGCAAATGCTTTTGCTAAACAACTAGAGACAGACGAGGCTAATAGAAAAAAAGCACAGAAAGATGCTAAGATAAAAGAAGACGAGGATGCTAAAGCCAAAGCTGACAAGGATATGAAAGATGGTTTAGCTAAATTACAATATGAGGCTAATCAGAAAGTAGCTATCGCTCAGTTTGTAGCAGATGCAGAGGCTTCTATTAGAGATGCTAATTTAAATAATGCAGCAGCAGGATTTGCTTTATTAGGACAGTTAGCAGGTAAAAATAAGGCTTTACAAGCAGCAGCTTTATTAGGAGAGAGTGCTATTGGAGTTGCTAAAATTATTATTAATACTAAGGCAGCAAATGCGGCAGCAGCATTAAAATATGCTTTAATACCCGGAGGTATCGCATTAGCAAAAGCAGAACAAACTGCAAATAATATAAGTGCAGGAATTGGAATAGCAGCTAACGTAGCAGCAACTGCAAAAGGATTAAGTGCATTAAAAGCAGGTGGTTCTCCTCAGGGTGCATCAGTAGGTGGAGTTACAGGTGGTAGAGGAGTAGCAGAACCACAAGCACCAAGTTTTAATATAGTAGGCGCAGGAGGTACTAATCAATTAGCAGAAACAATAGCAAGTAAGAATAATCAGCCTGTAAAAGCATACGTTGTGTCAAGTGATGTTACTACTGCTCAAAGTCTAGAGAGAAATATAGTGTCAAGTGCATCGATTTAAAATACAAAATTTAAAGTTTTATACGTTATATAAATATGAGCAATTTTAAGATTATAGAACTCATTTTGGATGAGGATCAGGAAATGACAGGAGTAGAAGCTATCTCAGTAGTGGAAAACCCTGCAATAGAGGAGGATTTTGTCGCTTTAAAGAGTGAAGAGATCAAACTCGCTGAGGTTAATAAAGAGAAACGTATTTTAATGGGTGCTTTATTAGTTCCTAACAAGCCCATATATCGCAGATCAGGAGATGATGAGTATTATATATACTTCTCAAAAGAAACTGTCGCAAAAGCGTCTCAAATGTACCTAGTGAATGGGAATCAAAACAATTCTACAATGGAGCATCAATATGATCTCAAAGGATTATCACTTGTTGAGAGTTGGTTAGTAGAGGATGAGGTACACGATAAGAGTAGAAAATACGGAATGAATGTACCCTTAGGTACTTGGATGGGAGCAGTCAAAGTAAACAACGAGGAAGTTTGGAATGATTATGTAAAGACAGGTAAGGTAAAAGGATTTTCTATTGAGGGTTACTTTGCTGACAAAATGGAAAGACCTAAGGAATCGGTTGCAATGTCTCAGGAAGAGCAAGAGGCTACTGAAACCATTGAAAAGCTAAAATCATTATTTAATGACTAAGAACACCTCATACAAAGTACAAGTAGACGTAGATACAGACGTAGTAAGAAATCAATATAACATTGAGGAGGGAGCGTATGTTACTACTGAATCAGGAGTATGGACTGTCTATAATGGAGAGTGGGTTAAACTATACCCTCAAGCAGGTGGTTCAACAGGATTAGGATGGGTTAGATACGATGATGACCAATATACCTCATCTAACAAACTAAACTTAGCAGATGGTGGAGAGGTTACACTTACAAACAATGGTGCAAATATAGTAAGAAGCGAAGCAGGAATAGATTACTACAACACTACTACAAACAAGCTAATAGCTACTACAGTTAATGATGTTTACTTGATGACTGTAGTGTTTAATTATTCAGCGGCAAATGCCAATCAAACTTATATGCACCTTAATTTAGACAATGCAGGTAGTACACCATATAGTAGATTAAAGCAAGATATTATATTCCCAAAAGGTAATGATGTAGACCACCATTATCACGGAATGTATCAATACTATGTAGACCAAGACTTTATAGATAATGGTTCAAGTTGGAAAGTTACGGCTGATGGCGGTACTGCTAAGATCTGGGACATAATATATTTTATACAAAAAACACAAAGCTATGCGTAACGAAGATAAAACACCAAGTTATACAAGTCCTAAGGGAAGTGCTAGAGCGTGTTATTGTAAAGAGACCAATACTTACTCTAGAGAATGTTGCGATGGATCGCTATGGGCTCAGGGAATTGGGAGTATATACAGAAAAAGTTAATACGAAAATGCAAAATAATAATTATTAACCGTTATATAAATATGAAAAATCCATTAGAAATGCTAAAAGAAATCAAAAGCGTACTAGGGATTGAGTTATCAGAGGATGTACAAGAAACTGTACAGGAAATCAAATTAGCTCAAATGACCCTAGAGAATGGTACTATTATCGAAGCAGAAGAGTTCAACCCAGAAGCTGAGGTATTTATCGTAACAGAAGAGGATAGAATTGCCTTACCTGTTGGAGACTATGCCTTAGAGGATGGAATGATCTTAGTTGTAGAGACTGAGGGTATCATTAAAGAAATCAAAGAAATGGATGCTTCTACAGAAGAGGAAGCACCAGAAATGGAGGTAGAAGTTGAAGCGGAAGCTGAGGTATCTCAACCTAAAAAAGTAATTGAATCAGTAAGTAAGGAAACATTCTTTTCTGAAATTGAGAAATTACAAAATGAGATTGCCGAGTTAAAAACTCAATTATCTACTCAGAAAGAAGTTGAGGAGCAAGTAAAAGAGGAATTATCCTCTCAGCCTGCTGCACAACCTTTAAAGCATAGTCCTGAAGCAGGAAGTGAAACCAAGAAAATGGTATTTGGTCAGAACAGACCGCAGTCTACAAGAGACACTGTATTCGCAAGAATCGCAAACATTAAAAAATAAATAAAAAAAACATTTAAAAAATGGCTACAACTACTGACATTACAACTACTTATGCTGGCGAATTTTCGAGAGAATACATCGCTGCAGCATTATTATCAGGTGCTACCCTAAACAATGGTGGTATCACTATTAAACCAAACGTAAAGTATAAAGAAGTAATCAAAAAGGTTGCTACTGATTCTAACGTAATCAAAGACGGATCTTGTGATTTTACAGATACTGCTACAGTTACTTTAACTGAGAGAATTTTACAACCAGAAGAGTTCCAAGTGAACCTTGAATTATGTAAAAAAGATTTCCGTTCAGATTGGGAAGCAGTACAAATGGGAATGAGCACATTTGATTCTTTACCACCTGCATTTTCTGATTTCTTAGTTGCTCACGTAGCAGGATTAGTTGCTGAAAAAACTGAGAACACTATTTGGAAAGGTGTAAATGCTAACGCAGGAGAATTTGACGGATTAGTTACTAAAATGACTGCAGATGCAACTGTTGTTGATGTAGTTGGAACTACTGTTACTGCTGCTAACGTAATTGAAGAGATGGGAAAAGTTGTTGATGCTATACCTTCTACTTTATATGGAAAAGAAGATCTTTACTTATATGTGTCTCAAAACGTAGCTAGAGCATACGTAAGAGCATTAGGAGGATTCGCTGCTGCAGGATTAGGTGCAAATGGTGTAAACGCTGAGGGAACTCAATGGTGGAACAACGGAGCATTATCTTTCGACGGAGTTAAAATCTTTGTTGCAAACGGATTAGCTGACAACTATATGGTAGCTGCTGAGAAATCTAACCTATATTTCGGCACAGGCTTACTTTCTGATCACAACGAAGTGAAAGTCCTAGATATGGGAGATTTAGACGGATCGCAGAACGTAAGAGTAATTATGAGATTTACAAGTGGTGTTGAGTACGGAATCGGAAGCGATATTGTGCTTTATACTCCTGCATAATTATAAGTAAACAATCTAAAGGGGTAGGTAAGTCCGTAAAGACCTGCCTGCCCTTTTTTTATTAATCTAAAAAACTTAAACATATGGCTTGTTCAATTACAAAAGGGAGAGTATTGCCTTGTAAGAGTGCGGTAGGTGGTTTAAAAAACATCTACTTCTCAAATTACGATGCAGATATTGCTGCCTTAACACCGACTGCAGGGGTTATAACCTTTGACGATACAGAGACATTCTACAAATATGAAATTAAAGGAAATTCTAGTTTAGAGACTTCTATTAACTCATCTAGAGAGAATGGAACTACTTTCTACGAATCTACTTTAAATGCTACATTCACTTTCTTAGATAGTGCTACTCAGGAAGAGATTAAATTATTAGCTGCAGGAAGACCTCAGGTAGTTATTGAGGATTATAATGGAAACTTTTTCTTAGTAGGTAAAGACCACGGAGCAGAAGTTTCTGGAGGAACAATAGTTACAGGTGCTGCAATGGGAGATCTTTCAGGATTTACATTGACATTAACTGCTCAGGAGACTGCACCGCCTTTCTTTTGTGATGCTCCTACTACAGGTGGAACTGACATTGATCCTACTGCTTAATTAGGATAATATCGTTCTATAAAATAGACCCTTCCTTTATCGGAGGGGTTTTTTTTTGTTTTTAATACAAAAACGGGAATTTATTACGTTATATATATATGAAACACTTAACTACGAGTACAGATCCTCAGACAATACTAATGATACCTAGATCTTATGGATTAGAGGGTACATTAATATTAAGAGATGATAGTACAAATACAGAGACAAGTAATGTAGTTACTTTAGGAAAGACAGGTGAGTATATGAGCCTAGAGCATAGTTTTTCTTTAACAGAGGGCAGATATTATGATTTGAGAATAGAAATATCAGGAGACATAGTATATAGAGATAAAATATTTTGCACAGATCAGGATATTGACCAAGAAACTAATGACTATTACTCTGTTAATGAGGGTGAATATACCACAGAAAATAGTTTTGACAATGACTACATAATATTATGAAAAAGAAACCTATTATAAAGAACTCTAGCGATGTCAGAGTGGTGAATTTAAGCACTTATACATCTCCGAAAGTGTCAGAGGTCAGAGGAAAGGATTACGTCTCTTACGGAGCAGATAATAATTACTATCAATATCTAATAGATAGATACAATGGAAGTCCTACAAACAATGCTATTGTGAATGGAATTTCAGAAATGATCTTTGGAAAAGGATTAGATGCAACGGATTCCAACAGAAAGCCTGATCAGTATGCACAAATGATGACCTTATTTACTAAGGATTGTGTTAGAAAATTGGTATATGATCTTAAATTAATGGGAGGATGTGCTATGCAAGTGATTTATTCTAAGGATAGATCTAAGATTGTACAGGTTGAGCACTTTCCTGTGGAGACTTTGAGAGCAGAGAAATGCAATGAAGAGGGAGATATAGAGGGATATTACTATTTTAAGGATTGGACTAAGATAAAACCCTCAGATGAACCCAAGAGAATCCCTGCATTTGGATATTCTAAAGAAGCAATAGAGATATTATTTGTTAAGCCTTACAGAGCAGGATTTTATTACTATTCACCTGTGGATTATCAGGGTGGATTACAGTATGCTGAATTAGAGGAGGAGATCTCAAATTATCACCTTAATAATATTATGAATGGTCTAGCACCATCGATGCTTATAAACTTTAACAATGGAGTTCCTAACGAGGAGGAGAGACAGTTAATAGAGAATAAAATACATCAGAAGTTTGCAGGATCTAGTAATTCAGGGAAATTCATACTTTCTTTTAATGATAATTCCGATACATCGGCTAGTATTGAGCCTGTACAGTTAAGTGATGCTCACCAACAATATCAGTTTTTATCTGACGAGAGTAGTAAGAAAATAATGGTATCTCATAGGGTTGTAAGTCCTATGCTTTTGGGTATTAAAGATAATTCAGGACTAGGAAACAATGCAGATGAGATAAAGACTGCTTCTACATTGATGGATAACACTGTTATAAGACCTTTTCAGACACTTTTAATAGATGCCTTTGATAAAGTACTTGCTTATAATGAAATCGCTTTAAACCTATACTTTAAGACTTTACAACCTCTAGAGTTTACAGAATTAGATAACGTAGTGGACAAAGAAACTAGAGAAGAGGAGACAGGAGTAAAGATGTCAAGTGATAAACCTAAAGTAGATGATCAGTTAGCAGACTTTATGGTAGATTTTGGAGAGGATGAGAATCTAGATGAGTGGGAGTTAGTAGATGAGAGACCGGTAGATTATGATCAGGAGGAGGCTTTAGATAAAATGCTAGGATTGGCTAGTACAGGATCCGCTAGACCTAACGCTAAGAGTGAGCAAGATGGTCAATCAGGAGATCTAAGATTTAAAGTAAGATACCAATATGCACCTTTACAAACAACAACAAAGAATGGAGAGAACGTATCGAGAGATTTTTGCAGAAAGATGGTTGCAGCTAAAAAGATTTATCGAAAAGAGGATATTCAACAGATGTCTCAAAAGGCAGTAAATGCAGGATGGGGACCGAATGGAGCAGATACATACGATTTATGGCTTTACAAAGGAGGAGGATCTTGCCACCATTTTTGGATGAGAAAAACTTATATGGCTAAAGATGTTAATCCTGATGCTACAAATCCAAGAGCAGAGGTAAGTGTAAACCAAGCAAGAAGAGAGGGATTTACTCCTGAAACAAACGATCCGCTAGTGGCTAAAAGACCAACAGATATGCCAAACGAGGGATTTTTAAAACCAAGAGGATAGATGGCAACAGCATTATTTATATCGAGAACAGACCTTGTCAAGAATAGCATACTAGATGGTAATGTAGATACTGATAAATTTATACAGTTTATAAAGATTGCTCAGGAGATACATATAAAAAACTATCTAGGAACTGATTTATATAATAAAATCTCCGCAGATATTATCGCAGGTACGTTAGCAGGAGATTATTTGTCACTAGTTAATAGTTACGTTCAGCCTATGCTTATTCATTTTGCTATGGTGGACTATTTGCCATTTGCGGCATATTCAATAAAGAACGGAGGTATCTATAAGCATACGAGTGAGAACTCAGAAACTGCTACAAAGGAAGAGGTGGATTACTTAGTTGGAAGAGAGAGAGATATTGCGGAGTATTATACAAGGAGATTTATTGACTTTATGGCTTTTAATCAATCTAGTTATCCTGAATATACTAGCAATAGTAATGATGATATACACCCTGACCACGATGCAACATTTCAAGGATGGGTACTATAAAAGATAAATACAAACCAAAAGAGGTAAACCTCAAAAAACTAAAACAATATCTAGAGAAAGATGGCAAACGAGATAAATTGGGGAGAGTCTTACCAAAGTAGTTGGTGGGGTAATGTTAATGAAACTAACGGATGGGGTAGCATTTACCCTTTTGATGCAGAGGGTAGTTTATTAAGCGTAGACACTACTCTCTTATTAGCAGATACTACGCAAAACACCGCAGACCAAACAAGATATTAAAACAAAATAAACAATGGCAAAACAAGTAATTGGAATAGGGACTACTGCAAATGACGGAACAGGAGACCCATTAAGAACCGCATTTAACAAAGCAAACGACAATTTCACAGAACTGTATAATGGTGCAGGTGGAGTAGCAGATGATTCTGTAACATACGCTAAGTTAGCAAATGAATTTACGGCAACTGCGGGAGTTGGTGCTTCTGATATAGACTTTAGTATTGCTCAAGTATTTACTAAGACATTAACAGCAGATACTGCATTCACATTTAGCAACGCTCAAGTTGGAATGGTTAAAGACTTAATTGTAACGGGTTCATTTGTACCTACATTTCCCGCAGGCACTAAAGTAGTAGCAGGAACATACAACGGAGCAGTAAGTAATTTAATTCAAGTAATAGTAGCTGCACCTGCAGACTATTGGTTATCAATTTCACAAGCAATATAATAAAGTAGTAAACTATGAAAGCAATAGAAATCAACGGAAACATTAAAACATTTAGAAGGCTTCCTAATGTATGGGAAGATGAAAATGGTTTACACTTGAACTTTAGAAAAATTGCTGACCCAACAGAGTTTGGCTTTTACGATGTTGTTACACCACAATACGATAAAGTAAGCGAAAGACTATCTGC